ATGAAAAACTTCATGCTTGTGGAGAAATGCAAACACACCTTCAAGGAAAGTGAGCATTGGATGGATTTGACACTAAGAGGGGGTGAGTTCGTTGCCTGATGCAGTTGAATTGGTCAAAACAATAAAAAAGGCAGCACTTGAAGCAGTGGAATCAACAAAGCCTGTCAATGTGTACTTTGGCACAGTGGAAAGTGCTTCACCGCTTAAAATCAATGTTGAACAGAAGATGGTACTTGGTGAAAGTCAGCTTATTCTTACTCGGAATGTGACAGAATACACTTCAATGATAACCGTTCAGCAGTCAACTGAACAGATAACTTTCCACAACGCACTTGAAAAGGGTGAAGAAGTCATATTGATAAGACAACAGGAAGGTCAGAAATATGTTGTAATTGACAGGATAGGGGGTGGTTCATCGTGATACCTTCAACAAGTGGATATTTAGAACAGGATTTTGAAATTGAGGAACAACCAACAAAAGTATATAAAATGGACTTGGATGGTAATTCAATTCGTGGCTTTACTGATGAACAGGAAGCTATGAAACAAACAGTGTTCCGCATCCTGAATACAGAACGGTATCAATACATCATTTATCCTTGGTGGTATGGTATTGAAACACTTGACCTGTATGGTGAACCTGTTACATGGGTATGCCCGGAACTGGAACGCAGAATTACAGAAGCCTTGCTTGTGGATTCACGCATTTCAGAGGTTACAGACTTTGAGCATGATACAAGTAAAAAAGGTGTGGTGCATACATCATTTACAGTCAAGACCATTTACGGAAATCTGAAAGCAGAAAGAGAGGTGAACATCTAAATGTATGAAAATGAAACCTATGATGTGATTTTAGAGCGTATGCTTGCAAGGGTGTCAGATTCCCTTGACAAAAGACCCAGTTCACCGATTTATGACACCCACAGTCCAACCGCCATTGAATTACAGATTTTGTATATAGAACTTGATACACTCATTAAAAATTCATATGGTGACACCGCTGCAAGGGAATTTTTGATTTTACTTGCGGCAGACAGGGGACTTTCACCCGAAGCGGCAACCAATGCTGTTCTGTTGGGTAAATTCACCCCGGCGGGAATTGACCTGACAGGTCAAAGGTTCAACATCGGAGAAATTAACTATAAGGTGTTGGAACTGGTATCACAGGATTCCAACGCAAGTTATTATCAGGTTCAATGTGAAACAGTCGGAGAAGTGGGAAACCAGTATTTAGGTCAGATGATTCCAATGGAATATATTGACGGACTGGAAACCGCTGAACTGACAGAAGTGCTAATACCGGGAGAAGATGAAGAAGATACAGAGGTTTTCAGACAGCGGTATTTTGACAGTTTCAATGAACAGACCTTTGGCGGCAATAATGCAGATTACCTTGCAAAAGTCAGGGCAATAGATGGTGTTGGTGATTGTAAAGTGGTGAGAGTGTGGAACAGTGATATAAGACCCGCTGAAATGATACCGTCAGATGATGTCATTACATGGTATAAAGGCATTGTTGGAACACTTAATGAAAAGGTTGCTGCTTGGCTTACTACTGTTTATACCGCAGCACTTGCAAAGAAACTGACTGTTGGCGGTACGGTTTACATCAGTATTGTGGATTCTGATGATTACGGTGAAGCAAGTTCAACATTGGTTCAAAAAGTTCAGGACACACTTGACCCGGAAGAAAATGCCGGGGAAGGTTATGGACTTGCCCCTATTGGTCATGTGGTCAAGGTGGAATCTGCAAAGCCTGTCACAATACAGGTTACAACCACAGTGACCTTTGAGGATGGTTATAATTGGTCAAACACAAAAAGCCTGATTGCAGATGCAGTAAATACCTATCTGTTGGAATTAAGACAGGCGTGGTCAAACAGTACACAAAGCATTGTCAGGGTATCACAGGTTGAAACCCGCATCTTGGGTGTGAAAGGGGTGCTTGATATTTCCAATACAAAAATCAATGGAAAGACAAGCAACCTGACTTTGGGACAATATGAAATCCCAGTATTAGGGGGTGTGTCTGCATGATAAGGGAAGTTGATTTTGTTGATTATTATTTACCGTCATTTATGCAGACTTACAAAGAACCTGTTGCAGCACTGAACGCTGAACAGCCGGAATTTCAGATTATTTGGAAAGCGGTTGACCGGGTACTGTATAACCGTTTTATTGCAACCGCCGATGAATACGGAATTTCACGCTTTGAAAATATGCTTGGAATATACCCTTCTAATGAAGATACCCTTGAAAGCAGACGGTCAAGGGTTCAAAGTAAATGGTTCAACATGATTCCATACACCATGAAAGTATTGCTGCAAAAACTTACAGTGTTATGTGGTGATACAGATTTCATGGTGACAAAGGATTTTTCAGAAGGGTACACCCTGACACTGGTAACTGACCTTGAATTGTTTGGTCAGGTAGAAGAACTTGAACATATCATCAATACTATGATACCCGCAAATATTGTTGTAAATTCACAGAACAGCATCCCTTGCAATATAAAGGGTGCTGTTCTTTTTGGTGGTGGTATTTGTTTTATAAACCAGTTCACCATTACCAATGATTTCAGGGAAGTGTTTGGAATTGAAGGAAGTGCCACTTTTGGCGGTGGAACTGTTCAGACTGATATGCTGAACATCACAACAGACAGTCAGGAAACTTTGGCGGTTTATGGTACTGCAAATTTTGGCGGTGCTGTTACAGATACCGCAGCGGTAACTATTTCACAGGATTTTAATGAAACTTTCAGGGCAGATGGTGATGCAAAGGCTGCATCAGGTGTTGTTCAGGTGGATTTCATTGAAATAAAAACAACATAGAAAGGATGAAAGAAAATGGCACAATATTCAAAATTGGTCATCACAAACGATGGTCAGGCTCTTATGGCAAAAATGATTGCCGGGTCAGGAAATATTGATTTTACAAAAATCTGTTCTTCTGCAACCCAGTACACAGAAACCCAGTTACAGAGTTTGACCGCACTTAGCAACATCAAACAGACAACCCTTGTTTCCAAGGTGTCACGCACAAATGATGTTGCAATCAAGGTTGAAGCCGCATTTTCAAATGTGGATATTTCAACCGGGTACTATATGCGAACACTGGGGTTATATGCGGTTGACCCTGACAAGGGTGAAATCCTGTATGCGGCTTGTATCGAAACCACAGGTAACTGTTATATGCCGCCATATAACAATGTTACGGTGTCGGCTGCATATATTCAGCTTTATACCACAGTTGGGAACGCTGACAGTGTATCACTGGAAGTATCACCGGGGGCATATGCAACAATCGGTGACATTCAGGAACTTGAAGATGAAATTGCAGACCTGAAAGCCTTTGTTGGTTATACTGACGGTGACATTTACGGTGTTGAAGTTGATTTCAAAAACAAGAAATTCACACGCCTTGCCGGGGCAGTAAATTGCACACCGGGGGAAGGGTTTGATGGAATCAACTGCTTTGGTGGAAGAAAACGCTGCAACCTGACAGATGATGGTAGGGTTGCCGCCTATTATGGTGAAGCGGGATTTTCAACCACAGGAAAATTGACACAGGCTATTGACCGCAACCCATCAGGAACAACAACGCCTGATACTTCTTTACAGTTTGCATCCGGGACAATCGTTCAGGTCATGGTTGAACAGCCAAAGTTTTATTACAAGGTTGTTCCCCTTGAAATTGAAAAGAAGAAAAAGGGCGGCATCACAAGAAAAGTCAGATATTATGTTTCTGATACACCAAAGGCGGGGTTCAAGCTGCATCCGGCATTTGTTGAGAATGGCAACGAAAATGAAAAGATTTATCTTTCAGCCTTTGAAGGTTCACTTTATGACACATCAGCCGAGGCATTTATCCTTGATGATTCACAGGTTGCAGATTTTGCAAATGATGTACTTTGCAGTATCGCAAATGCAAAACCGCTGTCAGGTCTTACCCAAAACGCCACAAGGGGCAACATCAGAAAACTTGCTGAAAAGCGTGGTTCAGGTTGGGAACAGGCATATATTGCAACCGCATCAGCTTCACAGATGCTTATGCTGATTGAATATGCAACCTTCAATATGCAGTCAGCTATTGGTCAGGGTGCTGTCAATAAAACCGATGATGGCAGTTCCAACATGGCAGAAGCAACAGGTGTCACAATCAACCTTGGAAACGCATCAGGAACAGCTTCAAATGCTAATAGTGTTCAGTTTGTTTCATATCGTGGTGAAGAAAACTTTTGGGGCAATATTTGGACTTGGGTTGATGGCATCAATGAATATATGGATGCAACCACACATGAAGGAACAATTTATATTGCTGATAACACCTTTGCAGATGATACAGGAACAGGTTCATATGCAGATGCCGGAATTATTGCGGTCTATGGAAATGGTTATATTTCTGCTTTCTGCTATTCAGAAGAATATGATTGGCTGTTCATTCCGGGTGAACTGCTTGGTAATTCCTCACTTCCTGTTGGTGATTACTGTTGGAACAATAACACAGGTTGGAGGGTCGCTTTATTGGGTGCTGGTTGGTATCATGGCTTGCAGGCCGGTGCTTTCTATTGGGCTCTGAATACTGCTTCTTCTAATCGTACTCGGAATGTCGGCGGTCGCTTGGTGTATGTACCGACAAAGAAAGCAGCATAACCAACTGCTATGAATTGAATACAGGTAATCAGGATGCTAAACGAAACGATTTCAAGCAAATAAAAGCAAAAAACCAAGTCACTAAATTAGGTGCTAATTGGAATAATGGCTTGAATACCAGTGCTTTCTATTGGAATCTGAATAATGCTTCTTCTAATCGTAATCGGAATATCAGCAGTCACTTAGTAAATGCACTAAATACACCCCGCCATAAAAAGCGGGGTGTTTCTATAAACAATGTACTGAAAACTGATTACCATGCCACTTGGCAAAACATTAAAAAATAAAGGACTGTATTAGTAGACCGCTGACAGGCGGGTTGAAAGTTCGGTCTAGTGCATACAGAGAAGGGAAACTTGTGAAACGCTATGGCAATTTATATGAAAAAATCTGTTCAATGGAAAACCTTGAACTGGCTTTTCAACACGCTAAGAAAGGTAAAGGGTGGTACAAGGAAGTTCAGCAAATAGAGAAAAGACCCTATTACTATTTGGCGGGTCTACAATGGATGCTGAAAAATCATAAATACAAAACTTCTGAATATGCGACATTTACAAAGAATGACGGTAAAAAGGAAAGGGAAATTTACAAGCTGCCATTCTTCCCTGACAGAATTTGTCAGTGGGCGGTATTACAGGTAATTGAACCGCAACTGTTGGCATACTTCACAGATGATACTTATTCAGCAATACCGAACAAGGGTATTCATGCGGCTTTTAAGAAATTGCGGAAAGCGGTTGATGAACAATCAGAAGAAATGACCTACTGCTTGAAAATCGACTGCAAGAAATTTTACCCTTCCATTGACCATGACACACTGAAACAGAAGTTCAGACGGAAATACAAAGACCCTGAACTGCTTGACCTGATAGATGAAGTCATTGACAGCATCAGCACTTGTCCGGCAACAGAAGAAAACATTGAGTTTTACAGGGATTGTGGAAATGAAATAAAGATTGTCACAATAAATGGGAAACAGTTCATTGACGGTGTTGGAATACCAATAGGGAACTATTTTTCACAGTATGACGGTAATTTCTTTTTAAGTGAATTTGACCACTGGATAAAAGAACAGAAACACATAAAACACTATTACAGGTATATGGATGACATCTGTATATTTGCAAAGACAAAAGAAGAACTGCATCAGTTGTTACAGGAAATTGATGAATATTTCAGAGTGAATTTGAAATTAAGAATAAAAGGTAATTATCAAATATTCCCATCATTCATCAGAGGTATTGATTTTGTTGGGTATAGGATTTTCAAAGACTACACGCTTTTAAGAAAATCAACCTGTCAGGAGTTCAAGCGGAAAATGACCAAACTTAGAAGAAAAGTTGAAAGCGGTGAAGAAATGAATTATTCAGAATGGTGTTCAATCAATTCTTATAAAGGTTGGCTGAAACATTGTGATAGTTACCGATTATCTGAAACATATATTGAACCAATTCAGCCATATGCTGATAGGTATTATAAAGAACATATCAAAAAGAAAGGCGGTAAACGAGATGACCAAGTACGAAAAAGTTCGCAGCACAGAGCAGCCTGAACAGAAAGTGATTGATGATTATTCTGTTTGGGTTGCCGAAAACATCACCCCGGTATCAGAAGCGGGGACAGATGAACAGGCGGGTTTTGAAGGTTATGAATATGACCTGACCCAGTACACCAAGGATGAATACATTCAGTCGATTGACGAAAAAAACGCATCCTTGGAAGCAGAAATTACAAGTACACAGATGGCATTATGTGATGTCTATGAACTGTTAGGTTAAGAAAGGGGTGAATGACAATGGCAGAAGTTTATGCAAATCTTATTATCAAGGGCAAAAAGTTCATTGATGAAGTACCTGAAAAAATCAGGGATGAAGTAAAAGCGGTGTTGGTTGAAAAAGGATTCCCGGAACTGGCAGAAAGTGAGGATGGTAACTGATGTTTCAGCTTATCATAAAAATTTTATTCAGAAAGGATGTGAAAGAGATGGCAGTTATTTATGCAACCCTTATCATTAAGGGAAAGAAGAACTTTTCGGATGTTCCTGAAAGAATCAAGGAACAGGTCAAGGAAGTTTTGGTTGACCTTGATTGTGGCGATTTGGCACAGTAGACAAGGAAATATTCAAGCAAACGAAAAAACACGCTATATGACGGTTATATGAAGTCATAGAAGCGTGTTTTTTCAGTTTAGCACACAAGAAAGAAGGTAGAGAAATGAAACAGATGATTTGTTCAGTTTTAGGCGTGATTGGTTCAGCAATCGCAGCTTTATTTGGTGGATGGGATGCCGGACTTGCAACCCTTTTGATTTTTATGGGTCTTGACTATGTGACAGGTCTGATTGTTGCCGGGGTGTTCCACAATAGCACCAAGACCGATACAGGGACACTTGAAAGCAAAGCGGGATGGAAAGGCTTATGTAGAAAGTGCATGACCTTGATTTTTGTATTAGTGGCATACCGCCTTGATTTGATTATTGGTACAAGCTACATCAGGGATGCAGTCATTATTGCATTTATTGCAAATGAATTGATTTCACTTGTTGAAAATGCGGGTCTTATGGGTGTACCCCTTCCTGATGTTATAACCAAGGCGATTGACATTTTGCAGAAAAAAACAAATTCAGAAAGTGAGGATAAATAATATGAGTGCAAAGACAGATAATTTTATTAAGACGATTGCGGCATTAGCAAGAAATGAGTATATGAACCGGGATAAGTGGGTATTGCCTTCTGTTTGTATCGCACAGGCTGCTTTAGAAAGTGGTTGGAACTTGGAAGCAAAAACCCTGTTCGGCATTAAAGGCAAGGGATTTGTTGCAACAACTGGTGAGTATTACAATGGTCACTATGTTGAAATTCAGGATTCTTTCAGAAGTTATCCAAATGTGGCAAGTGCTGTTGTGGGTTACTATGACTTTTTGGCAACAACACCAAGGTATGCGGGTGTAATCTGCAATTCCAATTACAAGGATGCAGTTGACAAGCTGATTCATACAACGGATGGTGCTGCTTATGCAACTGACCCTGATTATATCAGCAAGGTTGTAAACATCATTGAACAGTATAATCTTACCCAGTATGACACAAGGG